CTGATGTAACTGTTGCAAAAACAGAATCTGACCCATTCCCACCACGAGTTCCCGATGGATAAGTGCCAGTTGATGCAGCCCCACCACCACCAACAGTCACCGTGTAATTCGTTAATTTTGAAATCCCCAAAGCAGTTTCTAATGTGCCACCACCACCAGTAGCCGTCACACTTGAACGCATACCGCCAGCACCACCGCCACCACCCATACCGCCACCACCAGCACCGCCACCTGCAACAACCAAAAAATTAACACTAAAAGTTCCTGGAATTGTAGCAACGATTGTCGGTGTGTTTGAAGCCGAAACATAACCCATCAACCTTGCAGCCATAAACTAAACCTCACTCTCAACAAAATCTGTGCCATTCCAAACATCACCAATACCAGCAAACTTCCCACGAAAATTATTGTTATACGAAGTCTGAACCCACACACCACCCAAACCTATAGACGCAATGAACGCCAAACCATCAGCCTCAGTAGGTGCATCATTGTTATGCACAACAATTACTTCAACAACTTTAGTGTCCTGAACTTTTGCGAAATGTGCCATTATGCAATCACCAATGTTCCTGTTGCCGTGTATTGAATGAACGAATATAAACCGCTTGTGCCTGTGGTTGGTGAACCTGTTGTTGTAACACTCAAATTTACTGCGTCTGCAGTTAGATATCTGATAACAACTTGACCGCTTCCACCGTTGCCACCACCATTTGAACTGCTGCTTGCCCCACCACCGCCACCGCCACCACGATTAGCAGTTCCGTTTGAGCCTGCTGCTCCTGAACCGCCGTTGCCTGCGTTAGTGCCAGCCGTTCCGCCTGTAACTGTACCGCCACCGCCACCGCCACCCGAATAACTTATACTGCTACCTGTGTAACTGTTTGCTGTTGCAGCACCGCCAGCACCGCCCGTAGTTGTAACACCATTACTTCCCACGCCAGCCGAACCGCCACCACCACCACCACCTGCTTGCGAACCGCTTTCAACACCGCCTGCGCTACCTTCGCCACTAATACCTGTACCACCTACAGAACCACCACCACCTGACGCACCGTTTGTTCCTGGCGCACCAATGACGCCACCACCGCCACCATTCGCTGAACTAATAAAAGATGATGCCGAACCATTTTGACCTGGACTTGTGTGCGTAATCGCTGATGTTGTGCCAGCACCACCGCTACCGACTTTAACGGTGTAGGTCGTTTTGCCAAGAATTGATGAACCAGTTACAAAACCGCCAGCACCACCACCACCGCCAGTTGTTGAAGCGTTAGCACCTTTGCCACCGCCACCGCCACCGCCAACAAGCATAAAATCTACAGCCAAAGTATTTAGCGCAACAGTATTTGCACTCACATATCCTAGTTCACGCCTGTTCGGCATAGTTAAACCGTAATCTGATTAACAAAACCGTGAATACAAATAACATTCGCTGTTGCAGCAAACGCTTTAACAACAAGCGCAGTCGCATTACCCTTCAAAAGCAAACCAGGAATTACTGTTACCAAACCTGCTTCAGGTTGCACAGTCAATTCGATGTTGCCATCAGGTGCAGTAGCCTCGCCCCACTCAATCGTCAATTTAACTGACGATGCTGAACTGTTCACGGCATATATCCAAACCTCATCAAGCGTTGTCGTTGTAGTCGAACCTGTGTGGATAGTTGTTCCAGCAGTAGCAGTAGCAGCAACCTTAATTGCTTTACCGTCTGTGCTACCTGAAAGAATCTTCTTAGTGAATGTTGCCATGTTTCTCCTATATTATGCGAATACTTGCGAACCTAAAACCAACTGGTCACTATCACCAGTAACACCACTAGCAGGCAAAGCAGCCCAAGCAGCATCAGTACCATCAGAAGTTAGCACATACGTTGAAGCACCAATAGCGATACGAGCAACCGTAGGACCAGCACCCATCGTCAACAAATCGCCACGAGTAGTCATCGTCGACGCAAAAGTATTCGCCTCATCAGCATCAGTCGCTGTAAAGACAGGGTAACAAGTAGCGCCAGCAGAATGCGAAGCAGCAGTAGTGCCATCAACACCACGAGTAATAGACGAAAGCGACGAACCTGTTCGTGAACCAACCAAAACTTTTTCTTCAGTAACCAAACCTGGGTCAATCACCATGAAGAACGGACCAGTCGCAGTACTATTCCACGCTGTTACAGTTCCTGTAAGAAGCGCAGATGTGTCAGCATTCGTAATCGAGTTCGTCAACGTACACGCTGGCGCCGCACCCGCATAAGACCGTCTAGTTACTGCTGCCATCTATACTCCTAATCTTGAACCGAACGCATTGTAACAGTACAGGTTCCTTCCAAATCCCAGTTTTGCTGGTATCCGTCTATCACCTGAAATTCTAAATCTTCAACTACCACAGAATACGTTTCCGTGTTCTCTTGATAGTTTACCACTATCGGGTTTGTTACCAAATCCCGTAATGCTTGTAGTTCTGATTCTACATCAAAATAGTATTCGGTGTCATGTACCCTCAGATGGTGGTGCATGAGGATTGGGACACGGAACACTTGGCTTCGGGCTGGCGATGCGTATGCTCTAGCCATCCAACGGGTCAGGGTTGGTGCTGTGGTCGCTGACCCTCTGGCAAGAACCAGTTTAAATTTGGCTTCAATAAATTTGCCTTGCGGACCTGTCGCCACCGCTTCTGTTGCCAATGCTTCTTCGTGGGGTGTCATCGAGGTGTATTCGCCTGAGTCTGCCGAAATGTATGGGGTGACTGTGCCGTATAGTGGGGTGGTTCGGATATCGAACTTGGCTACGAACTTGCGGTCTGGGATACCCCAACGGTAGATGCCTGTAACAATTTCTCCTTCGGTCACATAGTTTGCTGTGTCTTCCACATAGACACCTGCGCCTGATACTGCGAACACCCGTTTGTTATCGTAAGTGGCACACGACAGTACGTTGGCTGTTGATGTGTGCATCAAATCTGTTGCGTGCGCTGGGGTGTTTGTTGCGATGAATGTTGATAGGTCTAATCTGCCTAAGCCTGTGGATGTGCTGTCGTATTGTGACCATGTGAACCACACGTATTTGTCTTCGGCTGTGAACGATACGACGTCGCCTGTTGTTGGGATTAGGGCGCCAGCGGTGAGGTTCCCTGCGCTGTCTGGTGTCGAGTATCGGACGCCTTTGTTTGTGCCGATGAATATTCCGCCGAGGTATCCGTAAACAACTTTAGGTATTTCGCCTGTCGGTAGGTCGAGTGCTACTACTGGTTGGTCTAGTACACCCGCCGAGGTGATAGTAATTTTGTAGATTGCTCCACGGTCGCCTGAGTATCCTGCAACATAGATGGCGTTTTGACCTGAAGCAAAACTTACCCAATTCCATGTTGATATCGGATGAACGTAATCGTCGCCGCCGACGTTACCTGATGGGTCATAGTAGAGGTCTGTTGCGCCTGCACCTGAATCACCTGATATAAGCAAATGTCCTTTAACGAAATCAACATAATAGAATTGGTGACCGTAAGCAACGTTTGATGCGGTGTGGCTTGCGTTTACTTTCCAAAGCCCAAAACTGCTTGTTGTGCCAGCGTATGTTAAATATACGTTTGTGCCGTCTGATGCGATGTCTCTGGCGGTGAGTGCAGGTAAACCTGTTACCGATGTCCATGTTGGGGATGCTGCAAAAGGGTCAGAAGAATAACGGACAGCGGAACCATCTAACATATATAGTTCACCGTTTGCTACAACCACCTGTAGGTTTGTGTTCGCCGACGAACGGGATTGTTTCGTAGCGTTCAACAAAGTTAACTGTCCCTTAGTCCAAGGGTTCACACCTTTGCTTGAGTAGTAACGGTAATCTTGTGCTTCAGCGGTGTCAGCATACTTTTGACCTGCGCCGTAATGCCATGACGCTTCACCGCGACGCCACAAACCTTGCGGGTTAATGGCTGCTTCGCCTGGGCTTGTTGATTGGTCAACAGAATCACGGACACGTGGCTCGAAACCTCTAGTGAACGTTCCTGCTTTTTGGTCAATCAGATATGGTCTGCCGTTGATAGCGATAGGAAAAATGTCTGGTACTAGTTGTGTTGTTGTTCCACCTGCGAAGAAACGTGGCGCTGGTCGAAACGCATCGGTGAAACGTAGAAGCGTTGTCACCGTTTAATCCTTAGATAAGAACGTTGGGTATGCTCTCGCTAGACGTGCTGCTTCTGCTGTGATTCTGTCACGACGCAATCTAATAAGGTTCGCTGTGCTGTTAGCAATAGCGCCTGTAGCCACTTCTTCGGAACGTCGAGTGTCGCCCTGTGACTCTGTGAAGTTTCGTTTGATTTCCCGTGGTGACATTAACCGTATCTGTGCGCCCAAAGCCACAATGTCTGTTGCTGTTTCCTGTACACCGCAAGTGCTGTTGATATCTGTTGCTTCTGCAGCCGTTGCTGTGTATGGGGCTTTGTAGACGACACGTAGACGCCCTGGGAATACTGCTTGGTCGAAACGTAAAGCGAACCCTGATGCGAAGTCATCGGTTGGCATGTCACGGACAAGACGAATTTTGCGGGCGATAGGGTAATCGTCTGTCATATATCTGACCGACACAGTTAACAAATCTATGATACTTGTTACACCTGTTAGGTTTATCATTGCGTCTGAACCGTTGTAATCTATGTTCAAAGTTTTTACTTGGAACAGTCCGTGCATCGGTGAAGACAAATCTGATAGTTCGTCGTTGATTGCTTCTAATACTTGTGCCCTTGGGAACCTTGGGTTGACTGTGATTACGGCGCCAGCGGTGTGTGCTGCGGCAGTTGAGTTATTGAATCCTCTTTGTACTGTCAACGTTTTTGTTGGTACATCTGTCGACCAAATGTACATCAGTTCTGAATCTATTTCACAAACTTGTCCAGAACGTAACCCTTCCAGGGGGTAGTCAACCACAACACTCGTATCCGAAGATGTGAGTGTTGTGGTTAGTTTATTGCGGGCTTCTACCGTTCCTGATAAAAGTTGTCGCAATGTCCTATCAATGACTACTGCTGTTGTTGTCATTTACTTCTTTTTCTTAGCCTTCTTCATTGGTTTGCCAGTTTTCTTTGCTTCCATTTTGGCTGCCATTTCACCTTTTGCTGTGTAAGCAAATTTCTTTTTTCCTACCATTGGCATATTATTTGCCTTTCTTGTTACGTGTGGATATTGCTTTAGCCTTAGAACGTGCATCGGTTTTCGACGACGCACCCCAAGCCTGCAATGATAATAGCAGTCTTGTTGGTTTGCCTTTGCTATCTCTTTCAGGTCCTGGCATATTTCCCATGCGTGCAAGGAATGATGCACGTCGAGGGTTGTCGCCTGATTTAACTGGCGCTTTCAATGTGCCGCCTTTGTATGAGGCACGTCCTTTTGCGTTTAGTCCGCCTGCAGGGTTCTTGCCTTCTTTGCGTTGCCATGCTGGTGTTTTAGCCATGTCATATCTCCAATAAGTAGCCTGAATTTTTTAGTACGTCGCGTACGTTTAACACTACATTATAGGTCATCCCAGGTTTTAAATCTATGTAATGTTCCCCAATGGTGGCTTTGATTGACCGTTGAACTTGTATGTCGCAACGTGGTTCGAACGGCACCC